AGATCCACCGAATACCCCAGCAACACCGAGCATGTGGAACGGGTGCATAAGGATATTGTGTTCTGCTTGGAATACAAGCATGTAGTTAAAAGTACCAGAGATACCAAGAGGCATAGCATCGGAGAAAGAACCTTGACCGAACGGATAGACTAGGAATACTGCACTTGCAGCAGCGACTGGTGCTGAGTAAGCAACACAGATCCAGGGGCGCATACCAAGGCGGTATGAGAGTTCCCATTCACGTCCCATATAGGCATAGATGCCGATCAGGAAGTGGAAGACTACGAGTTGGAAAGGACCACCATTGTACAGCCACTCATCGAGAGATGCTGCTTCCCAGATGGGGTAGAAGTGAAGACCAATTGCGTTGGAGGATGGGACAACAGCACCAGAGATGATGTTGTTTCCATACATAAGTGAACCTGCTACGGGTTCGCGGATGCCGTCAATATCGACGGGAGGTGCTGCTACGAAAGCAACGATGAAGCAGATGGTTGCCGCCAACAGAGTTGGGATCATCAGTACACCGAACCAACCAACATACAAACGGTTGTTGGTGGAGGTGACCCACTCGCAGAAAGATTCCCACGAGGAAGTAGATTGTTGTCTTGAAAGTGTGGACATTTTGAAAAAGGGTTAGGTATGAGTGCAGGGAAACACTAGTAAATTATTCCTGTCTCACCCTCAGAGGCAGGTATTAAAGACTGTTGTTTAGACACGCTGTTTAGTCTTGGTAAGGCGTGTTGTGTGTCGTTTTGTAACGACTCATATAATATATAGGCATTATCCGATTTTGTCAACCCCTTCCTGCTGAACCAGTTCGTAATCTGTCCCCTGATCTGTCTCGATCAACCAGGACTGGAAGGCATCATAAACGACTCGGAATGCCTCAGGAGCACCCTTGCCTTCTGTGAACTGTCCCAACATGCCTTGACATGCACCGCTGGATGTGTAGTCATGACAGAATTCATATACTTTTCTATCAATCTGACACCCATGCATGACAAGGGCGGCTAAACAAAAGCGCCTATCATCTAGGCGCTCAGGATTGTATCTCCAATCTTCAATCATAGTGATACACAACGTAGTTCTTTTTTACAGGTGGGAGAGATACTCATTCGTGAGCAGAGATAAATGTAAAACTCTGCCTTGATTCTAGTGAGATTATTGTAGTGTTTCAATCTGATCCATCTACCATTCAAATTAAATTCTAATGCGTATCTCTCCATTGATCTGCGTTCAACACAGATTTATTTAGTTTACCAGATGCCAGGGATAACCTGTCCTGTCAGTGCGTATGCACCGAGTGCTGCGATGACTCCGAGCATTGCTGCCCATCCATTGATGCGTTCTGCTTTTTCGTTCATTGTTCTTGTAGATAGTTGAGTACGGTTTGTGGAGATGAAACAGAGTAGGGATCTGCGGGGCAGAGACCTACCTTACCAGGTTCTTCAAAGATCCTTTCAATCTCACCATTATTTACTACCATAGCATATCGCCATGATCGATATCCAAATCCAAAGTTTGCTTTGTTCACTGCCATTCCCATGGCGCTAGTGAATTCACATGCTCCGTCTGGAATTGGTTTTACATTTTGAACTTTGACTTGACTGAACCATTGGTTCATTACAAAGGAATCGTTAACAGAAATACAGTAGACTTCATTAACATACTTCATGAACTCAGGATAAAGTTCATCGTATGCAGGTAGTTGTCTTGTAGTACAAGTGGGTGTGAATGCACCAGGTAGTGAGAATACTACACTACGCTTACGATCAAACAAATGATGGGTATCAATGTCTACCCAGGTGTCACCCTTACTGTATTTGAAAGTTACCTCAGGTAGGAACATCGTTAGTCTCCTCAGTAACTTCCCAAGAACCACCTACACCACCGTCCATGTTGACAACAATGTCTGGTGTCTTTGAATGATGTGGTTCGTGAGGTCTGTCCATAGGTTGAGACTTAGTGTCGTCATTCCTGGATAGGTTCTTGATCACAATGAAGGCATCCTTATTGAACTTGCGAGTACCATAAGGTGTTGCCCACTTCTTATTGTAGTTTTCACCTTGGTGGATGCCAGAGACAACAGTGCCTCCAACTTCAACCACGATGTTGTCATGCCTCACGTCCCATCCGAGAGCAGCAACTGTCTCGATCAGGGACTCTTCTGTATAAGTTTGTTGCATTAGAAACCAAAGATACCAAAGAAAAATACACTACCACTAGTAGCGTAGGAAATAACAGCAGCAACAAATCCAAGCATAGCAGTACGTCCATTCAGTTTTTCTGCACGTTCGGCATAGGTTTCGTAACCATAGCGTTCTGCTTCGGTTGGGTCAATATACATACGGGGTTCAGTTGCCCACATGTTTTGCTGGCCACGGTCGTTAGAAGTAACAGTCATGAGTTGTAAAGTTATGTAACAGGTCCTACTATATAGGATTTGTTAAGATTTGTCAACCAAACGAGATCATGTCTTGACCAGGAGTGTTGATTTCAATGTTGCCTGCTGCTGCCACGGTGTCACTCAGATCAAAATTAATATAATCTGATGTACTGAGTCCTAGATCCTGAGTGAAGGCACTTGTAGCGCCTCCTGGAATCCTCTCAGTGATAGTTTGGAGACCTTGATAGTGTCGCCATACCTCACTAAGATTGTTGCGATCAAATGTAGGATCGTCAATTGCTGCTTTCAAAGCAGATCGCAGTGCATCTACTGCGTTGTCAAATTCATTACGAACGTTTGTCATTAGTCAGTGTCCTTTGGTGATTTTACATTGTCTCGCACATAGCAGGGAACTCCTGCTGGATCCAACCACTTAGTGTATTCAAAGTCATCCATCGCTGTGCTCATCTGCATAGCATTGTCACAGAGATACATGTCCTGGTACCTTCCAGTACGGGCATCAGTCTTTTGAATACGAAAGTCGGGAGTACCGTTATCGAGAACACCTGTCTCGACATAGCGGTAGGGAAAGCGTTCTAGGAGAACAATCGGTGTCATGTACTGGTGAGATAACCTAGGCATATGATAGCACGTTATAGGAAATGATACCACCCTGTCGCGATCAGTTTCTCTGATGTGTCTGATTTGCGACCCCTATGGGTGTAGGTCCAATCGCTAGGCCAGATGACAGTCAAACCTTTTTCAGCAGGAACATATAGATCTTGATGAAACCATTCGGTACCACCATCGGGCACATCATTTAAGAACGTCATCCAAACGAGGTGTCTATAAGTATTAGATCTACTCGATGACTGTCTTTCACAGTGCCACATGTGGTAACCACCACCTGGTTTATAGTATTGAAGATTGAAGAACTCTTCCATCTTCCAGATATTTGTCTTAGAACAAAGAGGGAAGTGATCGACATAGTTATTCACTACACGGTTCACTTCCCCAGTGAGATCACGAACTCTGCTATCAGTGATCCCAATAAAGACAGGGTTGTCCATGGAATCTTTGATAGCAGTGTTTACCATGCCACCACCATTATCATCAATCGTTTCCCCAGGCCATTTCTCAAAGATAGTTTGAGTATGATAAAAGTCAACGATGCCATCAACAACGCTCTCGTCAATCTTCTCTGTGTAGATAAAATCGGTACGAGGATTCGCTATTCGGCCATCATACAGTATAGGTTCTGGGTTAAGTTTCATTTAGACAAGTACATTATCTGCTATAAGGTGGTCAATAAGGTAGGCATAATCTTCTTCAACATCTGAACCAAAGAACCTGACTCCTTTATTTTCATAAAAGCGACAGACTTGTGAGAACAGATGAGGATACTGGATTTCCAAGGAGATGTCTCCGTTGGCAGCATCGCGAAGGATTTGCAAAGAGTTTGCAAATCTAGATTGGATCGTCATGATCGTCTCTCTCCTACTTATTCTACTGTGTTCGGGGGGCGTAACCCCGACGATTCAGGCTGGACTCGAACCAGCGACCGACTGCTTAGAAGGCAGTTGCTCTATCCAACTGAGCTACTGAACCATGTTACCGCCAAGCGGGTCCCTGGATCCATCCTACAAGGGATAGACGGGTGCCTGAGGTCACAGGAGCAACCATGTGTGGGTCATCCGAATGGAAGAACACCATGTATGCTGACTTCAATGGGACTGCCTGATTGATTAGATGGAACTCACCACCTTCAAAGTTATCATTCAGTAGGAGAGTGAATGATATCTTACGAATCTTCTGATCATTCCTCTTAAAGGGATGCCATTCAGATTCATCTTGGTGCCAATCATAACGATGACCTTCACTATACTTTGTCACCTGCAAGGGTTCAACAAAGTCTAGATCAAAAAACCAATTCGCTGCTTCATTCACACGAGTAGCATAAGACATGATGATATCATAGAGTGTTTGAGAATCAATGAAGGCGACTTCACATTCTCTAACGTTCTCTATTTCTGTTGTCTTAAAGTTCTTGTGTTCTGAAACTATTTGATTGATCTGTTCAAACTCATCATCAGTCAGTTCGACAGTGACATAACGATCACGGTAGTTCATAAATGGATTTAATTCTTTCGTTAACTGCATATGCTGACATGTCAGCACCCTGCTCCACATGTTCATGGAGTTCGTCAATCAGAAGTTCTAACATGTAGAAGTCTTCTGAATCAAGATAGTCATCCATGGTTTGCTCTAAGTCCAGAACTCTATTAATATATAGCAGGATGACTGCGATGTCAACCGCCTTGTTGCAGTTGGATGCGTGGCACAACCGCGTGTGGTGTCATCTCCTTACCCATAATGTTGAAAGAAATGATAGTGCGAGACACATCAGTGAAGTTAGGTTCCTGCATGTGTGGTAAGTATGATGGAAAGAACACACAGTCACCTTCATTTACATCAGGCATGTAGTCCACCACCTCACCGTTGATGTAGTTGTGGAAGGGTGCGAAGAATGTAGTTGCCTTATGGATCTCAGGTTTGAAATCAACATACAATACAGCAGTGATTCCCACAGGTCCATGGTTATGTACCCCATGAAACATACCATTCTTGGTAGTCTGATGCCACATTGCTACAATCTTTCTGATGTCCAGAGGGTAATCAGTCTGCATCTCATCTAGAATTGGATCTAAACAGTCTAATACATCCCAATAATACTTGGGCATGATCTTCTTACCAACTAACTCATGATAATCTGTGTCCATCTCATGTAGATTGAGACGACCACCAGTGATATGTGCCTGAGGACTGTTCTCATTACACTTATCTAGTAAGATAGGTTTCCACTTGTCCCAGTCAGGAACTTTGAAAGATTCAATTGGAATTGTAAACATTTTTGATAAACCATTCAGCATCTACAACCGCAAGGGGTTTCTTTCCATTCTTTTTCATGAATAGAATTGGTGTGTTATCACCAGAGTTTGCACACGCTTGATCGTATGCATCATATACATTGAGTTTTTCGACATTCTTACATTCAATACTGAATGGAAACTTCTGTCTGGCATCTCTCGCCATCATAATATCTTCACCACCAGCACCCATACTACGAGACTCAATATCTTCTGGGTGAATATCTCTATGCTCGATGAGCATGTCTCTCACCCACTGCTGGAACCTACGTCCCTTTGCTTTCGCGCTCTGTGGCCTCATAATGTTTCTTGTACTTAAAGTATACTTTGTAGTAGCGGTTACACGCTTCTCTTATATACTTATAATCCTCAGAGTCAGTCCCATCTGGGGGAAGAGCACTGAGGATTGCACAACACCCCTCCATCTCTGAGATCAATCTAAGATATACGGTGGGGTGTAAGTTATCGGAATCTATATTCCACTGGTGTTTAATCGGCATAACCATCATCGTCATCACCAAGACGATACCCAATCTGTGGTTCTGATGATTGCACTGTGTATCGTTGGGGATCTTCCTTGATGGCATCTTCTAGACTGATTGCTAGAAGTTTGAGGTTATGAGCGATTGCTTTTACCTTATCGTAATTCATTCAGTCTCCTCCTGCTTTGGTTTGTTGAATCCAAATGGTCCTACACCATGGTCTGCTCTCTCTTTCATGACTGCACCACTCAGTGCTTCCATGACTTTGAGTACATCCTCAGACTTGGTAGGTCCTGGTCCCATACGTTCAATGACATAGTTGTACTTGTCAAAGAACTCATCGGATACACATTTGTAATCTTCTACTGTGATTCGTGTGTCCTTCATTCGTCATCATCCGTGTTAATAAAACGTTGTACCTCTGCCCAGTCTTTCTCAAACTGGGTAAGTCCTTCGCGAGTAAGGACATGATCATACATCTTCCAGAATACCGTGGGTGGCATCGTAACTACATTAGCACCATACAGGAAGCAGCGGGAGACATGATGCACATCTCTTAATGATGCAGCCAGTATCTGTGTGTCAATGCGATGAGTAGCATACACACCAGCAATCGCACGTACAAGTTCCACTCCACTCACACTGTTGTCGTTACATCTTCCTACAAAGGGTGACACATACTTAGCACCTGCCTTAGCAGCAAGGATTGCCTGTGCCGTAGAGAAGATAAGGGTTACATTTACATCAATTTCATTATCAGAAAGAGTCTTACATGCTTTGAGACCTTCTACATTGCAAGGAACTTTGATTGTAATGTTTGGATTGATCTGAATATAAGCATCTGCCATCACTAGCATCTCTTCTGCTGTTGATCCAGATACTTCTGCTGAGATAGATGATGTCCAGGGGAACATATCTGAGATCTCTTCTAATACTTCTTCGGGGTCTCGCCCTGCTCTGAGCATCAACGTAGGGTTAGTAGTCACACCATCGATAAGACCAGTCTCTACTGCTCTCTCGATTTCGTTAGCATCACTACTATCCAAAAAGATTTTCATCATAACCTTAATAATTGTAAGAAAAAAGGACCCATGTGGGTCCTGGTATTCAATTCGTTCAAGCAGTTTTGGTGTCAGGTACAACCTTACGGTTGACTCTGGTACCGCGATACATGAGATCAAATCTTTGCTTAGCAGTTTGCTCAGCAATGACCTTCTCTTTGTACTGCTCGGTGTCGTATGCGACACCACGGTAAGTGACTTGTGCCATGGATTTACTCCTGAAAGTGAGGTGGTTAGACCCCGTTCCTTCAATCGTATGCGTCCCATGGGTAGCAATCAGGCGTTGATTCCTTCATGACCTCAATCAATTCCACCTTATACTCAGGAGGAATGTTCTCATTTGTTCTCATCCGAAACATAATTGCATCGGCCTGAGCGCAAGTGAGTGATGTATAGAATAATAGTTCTATCATGGGATGAACGGCTCCGTTCCGCGATTTACTTGCGCCAACCAGGATATAGAGTCCTGATCAGTGAACGATGGGTACATTGTACCCGATAATATTTATAATGTCAAGTCTCTTTTTCGCATCCTAGTGCCTGGTCGCCTAAGGTCTTTCTTCAAATCATTTAAGAATTTGATGTGATCCCCAACAGACCTGACAGGGTTGGAGGGGATCCTCTTCTTATGCTTCCACGACTTCTTACTCAAAGTTGGAAGTCAGCAAACGTAGCACTCTCAACATCTTGCTTGATGCCACCGACTACATAGGATTCAATCTCAGTCTCTTGTGGTGCGTTCTGCTGACCCTTAGAGTTCAACCAGTGCTCAGTCCATGGCAGTGGGTTGTTCTTAGCAGGGATATCGAACATGGGTTCGAGACCAATAGACTTCATACGACGGTTAGCGATCCACTCAACGTACTGTGAGAGTAGTCTCTCGTTCAGTCCGATCATAGAACCTTCTTTGAATAAGAAGTTCGCCCACTCTTTCTCTTCGGTCACTGCCTCAGCAAACATCTGACGAACAGTTTCTTTCTCCTCTAATGCAATCTCTTGCATCTCAGGATCATCACCTTCCTTCCACTTCTTCAAGATCTTCTGAGTCAGAACGAGGTGCTGTGACTCATCCCTGGCAATAAGGGAGATAATTTTTGCTGAACCTTCCATGAGTTTAAGTTCACCAAAAGCAAAACTACAAGCAAAAGAAACATAGAACCGTATACCTTCAAGGATGTTAACATTAGCAATTGCCAGATAGAGTTTACGTTTCAGATCCCTCAGTGTCTCATCACGGCAAGGTGATCCTTCCCAATCCTTAGACCACATGTCACCCTCTGCCCATGAACCTACTGCATTCAAGAACACATCGTATGCTTTGGTAACAGACTTAGCACGTCTAAGAATTTGTGGTTCGTCTAGTGTAGTATCCAGAACAATGGAGGGATCAGGATATACATTCTTGATGATGTGTGTATAGGAACGAGAATGAATCTGTTCCATGAACTGCCACACACCCATGGCACCTTCTAGTTCTGGCAGAGAACAGTATGGTGAGAATGCCATACCAGGTCCACGACCTTGTACAGAATCTAGAAGGATCTGATACTTCAAGTTAGAAGTATAGATGTGTTGTTGCTGTGCATTAAGAGTTTTGTAGTCTACTCTATCTTTTTGTAGTGATACTTCTTCGGGTCTCCAAAAGTATCCGAGTTGTGTCTGAGTTAGTTTATCAAAATCAGGATACTTGAACTCGGCATACTGCTGCATACCTAGCGGTGCTCCGAAGAACATCGGTTGTTTTTTAGTGTCAACCTTCCTGCTGTTGAAGACTGTGACTCCCATTCTCTGCTCCGTATGTTCCGTAGTTTGTGACATAATTTAAAAATGAATTTATCCTTGGAGGGAAGTCCAAAGACTCACAGACTGCAAGGTAGGACTCGAAGTCCTCTTGCAGTTCTGCACATAATGTGATGGTGATTTCCTTAGACATTGCAGGCGTCACACTCAGACTCATCGCCACTCAAAATGTCATCGACAAGGGCATTGAGTTTCTGTTCTGTGTCATCGGTGTCTTCATCCTTCTTATTATCATAGGTGTTCTGATAGTAAGATGTCTTCCACCCATACTTGTACGTAGTTAAGAAGTCTTGTGCCATCACAGACACAGGAATCTCATTGTCATTGAACTGGGTAGGATTGTATGACCAGTTGCCACTGATCGCCTGATCGAAGAACTTCTGCATCACTGCAACAATACGAATGTAACCCGCGTTAGAAGGCATATCCCACAGCAGTGTGTAGTTGTTCTTTAATGAATTATATTGTGGAACAATCTGTTTAAGAGGTCCCTTCTTTGATTTTTTAATGGACAGGTAGTCGCGAGGTGGTTCGATTCCATTGGTTGCATTTGACACAACGGAACTGCTTTCCGAAGGCATCTGTGCGGACAATGTTGAGTGCCTAAGACCGTGGGCGGCGATAGATTCGCGAAGACTTTCCCAATCATAATTGTACTCTGGTGCTGCTAGTTCGTCAACCTCCTGTTTATATGTATCGATAGGTAGAATTCCATCATGATACTTAGTACGTTCGTATCCATCACATGCTCCCTTCTCCTTAGCGATCTGATTAGATGCTTTCAGAAGGTTGTACTGAAACGCTTCGGTGAGTTTATGAACTTCCTTGTATGCATCAGGGTTGTCATACTTTAATCCACGTTTTGCTAGGTAATGTGCCAGACCGATGAATCCAATGCCCAGAGAGCGGCGTGAGAGGGTGCTACGACGTGCTGCTTCCACAGGATAGTCTTGATAGTCAATCAGTTCTTCAAGACCACGAACAGCAAGGTCGGCAAGGTCTTCCATCTCATCAAGATCACGTAGTTTTCCTACGTTGATTGCAGATAGAATACACAATGCAATCTCACCACCATCATCATCGATATGATTAATAGGATCAGTAGGTAGTGTGATCTCTTGACACAGGTTAGACATGTTCACCTTATCCTTGAAGGATGAATGTGAATTACAATGGTCAAGATTCATCAGATAGATACGACCAGTCTCTGCTCTCTCCTTCAAGATGTTAAGGATCAGTTCCTGCGCTCCCACAGACTTTCTCTCAATGGACTCATCTCTTTCGTATTGTAGGTAGAGATCATCGAATGCATCAGTACCAAAAGCATCATAGAGACCAGGCACATTATTAGGAGAGAATAACGTAATAGATTCATTTCTAATAAATCTCTCATAGAATATTTTACTTAACTGAATAGAGTAATCAAGTTTACGTACTCTATTATCTTCTGTACCCTTGTTATTTTTAAGAACAAGGATGTCTTCTATTTCTTGGTGCCAGATTGGGAAGTGTACTGTTGCCGATCCACCACGAATGCCATTTTGAGTACAGCATCTGACAGTGCTTTCAAACTTTTTGAGGAATGGAATAACACCTGTGTGTTGAACTTCTCCGCCTCGGATCTTAGCGTTGATTCCACGGATTCTACCTGCGTTGATACCGATTCCTGCACGCTGAGCAACATAGTAGCCAATCGCCATGTCACTAGAAAAGATACTATCGAGGGTGTCATCAACATCAACAAGAACACAGCTAGCAAACTGTCGAAGGGGAGTTCGTACCCCTGCCATGATAGGCGTGGGGATGTTGATTTGGTGCTTGCTGATTGCGTTGTAGTATCTTCTGACATAATCTAACCTGATATCCTGTGAGTATGGTGCAAACAAAGTTGCAGCAATCAGCATGTACATGAACTGAGGTGTCTCATATACTTGACCGCTACTACGATCCTGTACAAGATATTTATCAGTTACCTGACGTAGACCAGCATAAGTAAACAGGTAGTCACGATCATGTTCAACATAACTATCAAGAATATCCCACTCTTCTTCTGAATACGATTCAAGAACAGCAGGATCATACACACCCAACACTACACCACGTTGAATCTGTTCATACAGATGAGGATGTCCTTCTGGATGCCCATTGTATACAGACTTACGAAGACTGAATAGAAGTAGACGTGCAGCAACGAACTGATAGTTAGGAGCATCCAGAGAGATCAAATCATTAGCAGACTTGATAAGAATCTCTTGGATATCTGCTGTCGCAATACCATCAAAGAATTGCAAGTTAGCATTCATCTCAACTTGACTTTCAGATACACCTGCAAGGTCCTTACAAGCGTGTTCAACCATCACATGAATCTTATTGAGATCTAGACCTGCAACAACTCCATCTCTTTTTACTACTGTCGTGCTCATACTTTTTTCCAATCTGTAAGTTTAAGTTTTGCTTGTAACCCTTGATAGGTGTTGCCTTTTATTATAGCACTGGGGTCAAGTCCTTTCAGTACCATATCATTGATATCCTTTTGTTTAATTGTATTAGGCCATATTACAATTGGGTCTCCCTGATCAACAGTTCTCTGCATTCTCTCAACAATTTGTCGGTTCCTTGGTTCGTTGTCGAAAACCCAGACCCTAGATCGATAAGGTAGAGAGCGGTGGTCAACATCGCTACCACACATAGCAACAGAGTTGGTAATGAAAGTGGAGTCGAATGGTCCTTCCGTGACATAAACTGTTTCCTCAGGGTTAATATTATTTTGACCGAATAGTTTTAAACGATCTTCAAACATCACGGTGATGTATCGTAACGTGCTAGTTGGTGCCAGAGATCTACCCTGGATACCAAACCAAGTACCGTCCTCGCCAATGAGAGGGATAATAATTCTAGGTCTATCGTTTTGCAAGGATTCAAACGTTTGTTTCTGGGTGTTAACCCATCGTTTGAACTTATCTGCATAGTAAAAACATCCTATCTTTTCCTCAGGGATCAAACGATCTAGCAGATATTTCTTTGCGAGATGTTCATTATTTAGGTCTTTGATATTCACCAAACCTGATGTAGGTTTCTTACTGAAACGTGGTTTACTAGAAGGCACGACAACCTTAGCAACAGTTGTTGCTTTGCCAGTGGCATTGTTTCTATACTTCTCTAACTGGTACTCTGAGTACGTGTTAGGATCTTGATCTTTTAGGAAGTTAGCAAGCGTCCTACCCATGCCACAGTTGTGACACTTGAAGACCATGCGTTGCTTCATGACAAAAAAGTATCCTCTCGCTTTGTTCTTATGCTTAGAGGAGTCCCCACAGTAGGGGCATCTAAAATTATAGAGTCCGTCCTTGACCTTCTTGAACTTCTCCAAGCGCCAACTCATTCTGTTGACGTAAATCTCGTCCAGCATCAGCCATGCCCAGTACCGTGGTACCTAGAATAGCAGATTGATCATCAGGTGTCAATGATCTGAGCAGTCCTTGACCTGGCACACTGACGAGGAAAGAGATCACAGCAAGACCACCAAAGATGGACCACATCTTTTTCTCCATCATCCTGAGTCTTTCATCTACAAGACGGATGTCTCTCTCACAACCTTTCTTGATTGTGTCTGTCTCTTTATTCAGATCTGCATGAAGTCTATCTACTTTTTCAAATAGAATTCCATCGACTTCACTCTGTGTGGATAACTTCTCGTTATGCACAGCAAGTAACTGACCCATTTTGACGCTGTTGTCTTGTAACGAATCAACTACCTTTTCTAATCTTTCTAGAATTGCTGAGTTAATGTCCGCCATGTATCTTACATTCCTAACGCTTGTTGTCTTTTATCCCAATAGAATTTAATAACTTGGTTAGGATAAAGTCTCGTGACTTTAAACTTCTTCGCCATCTCTGGACGATAGATCTTTCTCAGTTCAATCTTAATTTGTGATTCCGACTTCCCATATAAAATGAAGTCAGTCTGACCATCTTCAAACGACACTCTAAATGGTAGATAGTTTTTATCTACCTGTTCAGTCGTGAGCATCTCACCGACACTCTTCTCAAACTTCCTCTTCTTTACTTTACGTTTGGTTAAACGTGTAATGCCAGGAGGTTCGTGTGATGGGGGTAGTGCAGTCTCTGCACCAGTACCAACTGAATTAGTAGGAGCGTCTTCGTTAATCACAGGTCTTCTAGTATCTGTTTTGCTAGATCATCAATAGGAACATCAACAAGACTACCACCGCTAGTTGGATAACGGTTTAAGTATACTATAAAGGTCTTCAAGATAGACCAGTATTCCCTTTCAAGTTTATACATTAACAGAGGTAATGTACCATCACCGAACACATTATATAGGATAATCATATGGTTCAATATTAAATTAGTACGCAAAACCCCCGTGCTCAGGTACCGTTTGAGTAATCTTTTAAGATACTTAAACTTCTTCATGTCTTCCATGAAGTCGTCAACCGTGACTGAGTGGGGGTTTTCGTAATACTTAATAGCAAACATTAAATGATTGCTTTCGTTTAGTTCATCAAATCTCATAACGAAGTGTCAGTTCTTAACTACCGAAGGTCAATGTTGCTGCACCATCGGTGATCACCTCTTCTGTACCGCCAGCAGACGTAATCTTGACGCGATACTTGTTGCCGTCCAGAGTGTCAGCAGCGAGACCACTGTAAGCAAGAGTTGCGGTCGTGAAGTCTGCATAGGTGATGCCAGTGTCAAGGGAAGCAGAGATGTTAGTCCAACGCTTACCGCTTGCTGTCTGACGTTGCCAGACATATGCAAGAGCACCAGGTGTGCCTGTGGTGGTGGTGGTAAGAGTAAACGTACCAGCGCCAGAGGAAGATGTAGAAGCAGCAGGTTGTACAGTGACAGTTACAGCAGATGCCACGTCGGCAACCACAGTATCGTCAGCGTCATCACCAGCAGCGCCAGCAGCAGCATGGACGAATGCTAAGCACTCTGCCTTATGCTTGGTGTCGCCAGCAGCAGTGGTGTATGTGCGATACAACCACCAACCAGGACCATTGATACCGCGAGACTTGTTCTCAGCGAGTAACATCTCAGTGGTGTCAACGAATACAAGATCGTATGCATTGCTGTCACCACCCTTGACAACAAACTCAGCAACTGCCTTAGGGGCAGTCCTACGAACAGCACCAGCGAGTGCAGCAGCAGTGCTACCTGCATATGCTTTGTGCAATTCGATTGTAGTTGTACTAGTAACTTGCTTAACAATGTAAGCGACGTTGGATAGTTCCAAGATGTCGCCTACAACTACGGTGTCTGCTGCATTCTTCGTAACAGTGGCGTCACCATTGGTGACCGCTACGTTGTTCGCGAAAGTTGCGGCATCAATTTTTCCAAATACAGCCATTGTTCTCTCTTAATTGAAGGGTTTGTCCTATAACTTATTTATAAAAAGAAAGAGACCGACCCAAGGGATCAGTCTTCTTCGCGAGCAGCGATTGCTTTGGTGACAACTTCTAAAAGTTGATCGTCCATATCAGTCTTGGTCAACTTAACTGCCTTAGCAAGAATAACAAGACAGATCTCAACAAGTTTCTCACCCAGTTCTTCATTGTCGGGTACCTTAGCAACAGCGTCAGAGATAATTTTCTTCGCTAGTGGGAGTAAAAATCCAAGCATGGTTTTATAGAGTAACGTTACTCTATATAGGCTAGTCTGCTGTGAACTTCTTATCTTTCATGTAACCCCACTTACCTTTGTGAAGGGCGCGTACACCTTTACTAGTTTTAGTAGGAGCATCATCAGATTTCTTCACAAAGTCTTTGTAACGCTTGCCATATTTCATGCGAGCGTCTTGTTCTTTGTGCTTCTCAGCGTCTGATGCTCTCTTCTTCATATACTTCTTATCAGTAAGCATTGAAGAAGAGACTTCGTTAATCACTTAGAACTCTTGCCAGCGGCCTTGTCGTCATGATCCTGAGTCATCTGCATCATCTTTGCTTTCATGCGATCCTTTGCTTTCTTTTTAGCATCGGAGTCATCCACCTTAGCAGCAGCGGGTGCTTCACACTCTTCTTTCTTAACGTCTTGACCTGGTTCATACCACTTGCCATCACCATCAGAATCCTGCCAACGCTTACCTGCCTTGGCGGCCTTGATGTTCTTCGCTTTCTTCTTAGCGGATTCTCTTAGAGACTCCACCTCGGTACGAACAATTTTTCTTAGTGATTCAGACATGAGATCTTCCTTCTTAGGGTTGATAATTACGTTACCTTTCTTCTGAGTGGTAGTAATATTTTGTTTAACTTGATCGGTCTTCATTGATCGAGACCCATTTCAGAACGCCATGAATATGTATTCTCTTCGCCCATGCGTCTTGCTACGCCACGAGCACCACGGGAAACTGAACGAGCAACGCCGCCCACAACTTTCTTGATACCAGACTTAATCTTATCACGCAGTCTAGTGCGTGGTTCACTGCTAGAACTACTGGAACTTCCACTGTTGTTGCTAGTAGAACCAGAGGAATCGGATGATGTAGAACTACTACCACCACCTTGGGATCCACGCTCGTAACCTTTCTTGAAGTTACTAGCAGCGCCCTTAGCAGCACGACCAGCGGCACCAGCAGCATACCCAGCACCCTTAGATGCAGCAGCACCTGCCTTTTTGAGACCAGACTTAACAGCAGATCCAGCAGACTTCAATGCTGCTTTCATCTTCTCGCGTCGTGCTCCAACCTCAGGTTTTGCCTCAGGTTTCTTATCACCAAGACGCTTACGTGCCTCAGCACCAGCATCTCTACCAGCAGTCTGACCTGTGCCAGCAGCACCAGATGCTTTGTCCTTCAAGCGAAGAGCATTGACCTTAGCAGGACTGGTGACCTCAGTCAACAGATCGATACCATCCAGAATCTCAAAGGTTTCTTGAAGATCTTCGATGTCGAGTTCGTTAAGTGCCTCTACACAGATGTCATGCAGTTCTTCAAACGTATAGTCATCAAATGCTTCGTCAAGAATAATCTCATTGACGAGTGCATCAAACTCTTCGTTCTTCTTTTTGAGTGCTGCCTTACGGAAGGTGATGTCAGTGCGTGTGCCACTGTCCATCTTACCCTGACTTGCAGGTTTCTTAGACCCACCAGCAGGTTGAGGACCAGCATCACTACCAGTTCTCCTACCCTGAGCATACTTGGATCCACTCATCTTAGAGTCACCAGAGATCATCTTGCCGCCATCAGATCTACCGTCCTGATACTGCTTCTCACTCTGACCGTGCTTACCCTTGTAGAGTTCGTCAATCTGATCCTCTTCCTTCACGCAGTTAGGAACTTCCTTACCACCTTTCTTCTTAGTACCACTTGCTTTGTATCCGTCCCAGCATGAGGAAGCACCGACGTTCTTACGTGCTGCCTTCATACCTTCAACCATCTGGTTGTGGAGATCATCGATATCAATCCACTCCCTCTGCATGTTCAAACCGATATCTTCGGGTGCCTTAGCAGTCTTCTCGCCTTTCTTACCGACAACAGAATAACGACCATCAGACTTCTTGCCTGTGATCACCATAGACTGACCACCTTGTGAGATCACTCTACCGATATTACGATCATCTTTGAACTTACCTTTGTTCTTAGTGATCAGTTCCTTTTCGATAGGGAACCCAGCGTATCCTTCTACGACTTCTTCGTGTGAGTCGATAATCTCTTCGACTGTGGTAACTGCGGATCGAAGACGAGCGGTGGGTGCCTGCTTACCTTCCTTCACGCAGTCGAGAATTGTGCGCTGTTCTAACAGGGAAAACCCCATTAGTGCAGCACTAACCTTGATATCCAGCATTGATCTAGGGAAAAGTATAGTATTATTTATTGGAAATAGACTTTTGGTTCTTGACGAACTCACTGAACTTCTTCATTTCCTGCCCAGGAGTCATGTTCTGAACCGCTTGTCTGTACTTGTCGGTACCAACTTTCCAGTCATTACCACTACCATCGTCAGCAGAATGATTGGATTGGTTGTCACTTACTTCACTAATATCCTGCAACCAAGTGCGATGTTCAGTGCCATCAGGCATCTGCATGATGACATAGTTAGTACCTCGGTGAGCAACTGTACCACGCATACCACTGTCGTCATGCTCTACAACTGCACCAACCTTAAAGATATGATCTAGCATATAATGATCTCGGAATGCTGCAAAGTCTAGTACAGGTGCATACTCCCAGACAGATTCCTTGACTGCTGCTTTCTCTTTCTTTGCAGGTGCTTTCTTCTTCTTTTCAGGTGGTGTCATACCATCGATGACGTGCTGCATCATCTCCTTAGACTTCTTATATCCACCTGTACCAGCATGGAAGTCATCATGCTTACCACCCTGAGCATGTTTTCTCATCTCACTAGCAGAGAGTTTCTCAATAGGATCTTCACTGTCAGGGTTACGAGCACCAGCAGATTTGATATTGATAGACTTGAAGTCGTAATGCTTACCGTTATATTTCTGTGTCAAGTTCTCAAACTCTTTGACACGATCATCACCAACAACCATAGTGACATGCTCATGACCCTCATCATGTAGGTCACGTAGGATGTCAAAGATATTTCTATGCTGCTCAGAGTTCTGAATAGCATCCTTATGACCCTTGAACATGCCACGCATGTGTTCAATCTTCTGCTCAGGGTGCAGAGGATTCTTCTTATGATCCTGTGATCTAGAAGGATAGATCCGATAGTTACCAGAGTCACCAGCATGTGACTTGACAGCATCCATCAACTTACCATGACCAGCATGGGGAGGGTTGAACCTACCGAAAGTGATAGCAACATGCTTGTCGATTACTTCATTCTTCTTCTTAGAAGATGATGCTTTCTTAGCAACAGCGGCTGCTGCTTCGATAATGAACTGACGAAATCTCATTTGCCCCAATCTTTTGCTACGGTGAAGTTTGCACGAGAGAATTCAAGTCTATCAACAAGTTTGACTGCCATGCCATCCTTGATGGCCACAAATCCTTCTGGACTAGTGACTTTGTATCCTTTCTCATCTTCTAGAAATGTACCAACACCCTCAATTTTTTTGAGGCGGTTGATGATCTGTTCCTTAGCGTTAATGAGATTCATAAATCCTCCCAAGGCGCGATAGATTTCAGACTTATTAGTATTTAGGTATTTAATTGCCTCTTCTTTTTTCTTTGCCCAGTTATCCTTTGCCTTAGGTGTCGTCACACCTGCTTCTTTCGCAGCATATCTACCCTCAACAAAGGTCTTGAACCCATTTAACATCTGCGATGAACTAGTAGGCATATTACCTGACTTGATCACTTGGTTGAAATAAATCTTAAACAAAGCAGCAGGTCCCATACCCTTAGTAGTACCACCGATCTCATTCAAGAACTTCCTAGATGAATCTAAGTTGCGCTTGGCAGTTCTCATACTCATGTCTAGTTTGTTCTTCTCTCCTGCACTGAGGTTTGCAATGCCGTTGGTGTTGGTGAAGTCTGATGAGAATACTGCCACATCAGACACACCTTGAAGACCAGAAACATTAACACCAAAACCAGCAGACATTTCAGCAAGAGTCTGACCAGTGTACTTAGTATGAAATACAATACCAACCGTAGACTTACCTACCTTGCCACCCATCTCGGTTGCTTTCTCTACACAGTAAGTAATAGTATTAGGTTTGAACTTGTAGCATCTCTTGCCACCCATAGTAACCAGTGGTGGTGTCTCTGTATACAGAAGATCTCCTTGGATCACACCCGTGATAGGCAACTTTGATAGGTAATCGTATGCAGCAACCAACTTAGGATGCACACCAGTGCCGCCATACCATAGGTCAATCTCTTCATGGGAGTAGCATACCTTAGGTTCGGTCTTAGCAAAGACAGACTTGGTTCCAACAAAGAACATGTCCGTCTCAGGGTCTATGCCACAGATGATAGCAGGAGCACCATCCCACTTCACAGTAACCTTAGTATTACCACCACCACTACCAGTGGTTAGCATACCTTTTAGACCCTCCAAGAATGCAAGTGCATTCTGAGCACCAGCATATCCATTATTGAAGATATCATCTTCGAGGTGTTCGAGGTGTGTGTTCTTACTCATGGTTGTACTCCGACTTTATCGCGGTAAGGGTTGCCAATAGATGATTTCTCTCTGAGGTGGTACTGGTCTGTGGGTTTGAGGTTGTTCTTCAAGTGGTTTTCCATGTAGAAGACTGGCATTCCTTTGTTCGTAGCGAACTTGTAGTAGGTGACCTCCTTCATAACAAAGTGCTCAATGACCTCACGATACACCAGTCCTCCATCCTTGCTGATCTTTCGTAACATCATTTGACAGATGAGAGAGGCGATGCCAACTTTGCCACTACTGTGCTTGGGTGCTTCCCAGTAGTCCTTAGCATCATTATAATACATCTCTGCCAGTTTCAACCAGGAGGCTTGTGCCGCTTTGACATCTGATTCCTTAGGGTCACCACCCTTCACCATAGCATCAATGTTTTTGACCACCTCTGTGGGTAATTTTGTCTTTAATTTAAGGTCCTTAGCAATCAATTCCAGTGCAAGGAAAGAACCATCCTTCACTTTGTTCTCAGCAAGAACTTCTAAGATCTTAAACTCAACAGTCTTCTTATATTTCTCAACCCAATCATCTTTCTTACCATCAATCTGTTTCTTATTGATAAGAGAAATAATATCCTGAGGTTTAACTACGTTAGTTGTCTTACTGATCTTCTTAACGGAGAAGGGGTATGACGTATTTTCCTCATCAAATATAACAAAGTCAATCAGTGGTTCATTGCCAGCAGCAGGTAGGAACACCTGTGCATTATTCTTATTTAACCTACCATACCCTAGTTTATCTA